TGACCAGCTACTCGCTGTGCCACGTCTTAATTGTATACGTTTTGTAAAACTAGGCATCTATACTTCCTCCATCAAATATATCAGTATCTTCTAACACAGGGCCACCGCCATCAATGGTAACGAAAAATGGATCACTCTCTAAAGACTCTACTTGCTGTTCAAGTGCTGTCGCTTTTTCTTGGTTCTGTTTAGCTTCCGCAGCAGCAGTTACAGACAGCGTTCTGTTTTGGAACGTAAGAGGGTGTATGACTGGTCTGGGACGTAACGGCATACTAGCACTTCCAACGACGCAAGGCTAACGCTTTTCTCGTCGGTCTGCCTTTACTGTCTTTCATCGGGCCTTTCACTCCTGACATCCTAGCACAGAAAGATTTCTTACGAGGGCCACCACCGGGTTGAGGAGCTTTTAACTTAGAGCCAGTAGCTCTGTTATACTTGGCACGACCCTTAGCAGTGAGACCGCCTTTACGACTCTTCTCACCTCTACCTAAAGATAACGATACACTCCTAGCCATTCCTACTTCTTCTTCTTAGGAAACCCACGCTTCATGTTGCTGTAAGCTTTAGCACTGATTGTAGACTTCTTCTTGCTACGGCTGATGCCTAGCTTGCGTCGTCTGTTAATGTTTGCGTATAGTCCTTGTTTCATCGTTTAATAAGCATCTCCAACATTCTATCTAGTTTAGTATTCATTTCTTTAACAGCTGTTTCTACACCACTCATACGGTTCTCTACAGCTATGTCTCGTTCGTTCTGAGCAGCAAGTTCAACCTCTATCTTAGTAAGTCGTCGTTCGTCGTTCTCTAGGCGGTCAGACAACTTCTTTATCATCCAACCGATAACACCAAGGATAACAGCTAAGGCAGTGTCTAAGAAATGTGATATTGATTCAGTCATCGTTATCCTATTACTACTACCTTGATGTTAGTGGCTGTAGACCACGCTCTTTGAGTTGGGTTTGTTGTTGCTCCAGCAGTTGTCCAGTCTAAATATTCTTTAAAATATCTAATTGTAATTTGAGTACTTGTTATATTAACAACAGAAGCACCGGCATTTGTTACCCCACTCCATATTTCTCCACCTGTTATATCGTGTTCATTACCTAAACTATCTCTAACATAAACTTTGTACTGTATATCTTCAGTTCCTAAATTATGAGTGTAAGTAACATCACTATTAGCACTTGGTATACTTGTTGACCACCCTGTGCTATATTTAGAAATAGCACCTACAGTCGCACTAGCACTTGCTACAACCTTGATGTGTGTGTATGTGGTTCCCCAGTTTGATGTGGTTATAGAACCGCTAGAAGTAAAATATGCCAAACCGCTAGCACCTAGTTGTATTTCCACTTGTGTGCTTGTTACATTTGAAATCAACCCGCCGTAATCTCCCCCTTCTCTAAAAATTTCTACGCTTTTTAAATCTGCTCCAGCCGAACTAGTAGCCATGTAAACCTGTACAATCAAGTTTTCAGTTCCTAAATTATGCGTAAAATCAAGAGTAGCCCCGTTAGCTACAGATGTAGTACCGTCAGTATTTACCCACCCGCTATTCCAATTAGGAGTACCAGCAGCACCACCACTACCACTAGCAGCAGCTGTAAGCCGTCCTTGTTGGTCTACTGTGATGTCAGCGTTTGTATAGGAACCCGGTGTAACAGCAGTGTCAGCTAGTTTAGCAGCAGTGACAGCATCGTCGGCTATAACCGTAGCACCATCTCCCGTAGAAGTAACATCACCTGTGTGGTCAGGGTGTACATAAGGTGTAGCTAGTTTAGCGTTAGTAACAGACCCGTCTTCTATCTTAGCAGTAGTAACAGCGTTAGCTCCAAGCTTGGCACTAGTAACAGAAGAATCCGCTAACTTAGCAGTAGTGATAGAGTCAGCACTTATCTGAGCACTTCCTATCTCTCCTGTAGTAATCGGTATACCAAACCCACGCTGAATGATAACAATGTCTTCACCTCCTGTAAGAGTGGTCTTTATCGTGAGTGTGTCTGTATTAGGGTCTACTGTGTAGTCTGTAGTAGGCTCAAGAACTGATCCGTCAATACTTACATCGTAAGCAGTGTCTCCGTTGATCTCAGCACCTGTAACAGTGTAAGTAGTATCTGCTCCTGCTGTGCCTGTAAACACCCACTTAAGAGGAGGGTTAGACGCACCACTAGCTGCTTGGTTAAACTTACCGTCTACATAGTCTTTAGTTGTAGCATCAGTTGTAAGAGTAGGAGTAGCTACGTTCTTTATCTTCTTATTCCGTGCATCCCAGTCTGTACCTCCTGCTTCTATCTGTAACGATGAATCATTTAACTCAGCTATCTCCTCGTTTAAGTAACGATTGTGTAGGTAAGCACGGTCTAGTTCGGATTCCGTTAACACAGAACCATTTACAAAATCTACAAGGTTAGTATTAGGCTGACTCTTACGACGAACTCTTACAACATCTCCATCTGTAGCTCCTGTGTTTAATACTACTTTCTTAGCAGGTGAAGTAACAATAGTGAACTCAGTCGTAGCTGATCCGTTTATCTCGACTATTACATGTTCATCTTCCAGATAGTCAAAGTTAAAAGCAAAGTCTGTTTGCGAAGCTGTCGCTGTGTAGTCTACGTAAGTGGTGGCCATGATGTTATATTATTGTCTATTGGGCGAAGAGTTCAAGCACTTAGTCAGCAGAAAGTATTTCTAGTATGGAAACAGGTCGTCCAGTTTCATCTGCTTTCATCTCTAAGTTTTCCATTATATCGAATAAACTTACATCTTCTTTGTTAATAAAATCGTCTAACACGTCAGGGTCTTTCAACATATCCTTCTGTGTTTGTTTGTAAAATTTATGAAGTAGTGTATCTAAATCTTTTAAACCTTCGTTAACAAGTGCGTCAGGGTTAGTTTCACTAGCAACGAAACCTTTATCAAACTTTTTCTGCCATCTACTGCTACCTATTAAATCAAAAACAGCGTCTTCAATATGCAGTTTCTTGCCCTTCACCCTGACCTGCGTGTCTCTTAATCTATGATCAAAAGCATAAGATAATGTCATTCCATCAGAGTTTCTAAAGTCAGTCATACGTACACCGGGGAATAACATCGATGGTTTCCTTCTTATATTACCGTGGGTATCTGTTGCTATTATTTCCTCAAACTCCGTGCGTTGTTTTTGTCTTCTAGGTGCTTGCCTTACTACAGCTTCCGTTACCCAAGTCTTATTAGATATTTTATCGTTACCTAGTAGGTCTGTCTTTTTATTAATAGGCATCCAACCTAAAACAGAGTACATGACTCTATCATAAAATGTACCCCCTCTTAAATCAGCTATAGCTGCGTCTCCTTCTGCTTCGACCGCTTGTACTATTTTACGAGCTTGTGCGGGTACAGGTACGTAACTAGCAACCAATCGAGTGAAAGCTCCTGTAAGTACTTCTCCTTCTCCGCCTACAATCTCCTCAAAGTTCTTAACACCTTCGGCTAGAGGCATTGCTTTAGAGAGTTGTATGAAAGACTGTTTAAACACCGACCATCTGTTTTGGTCTTTTGTTAATATCTTAATACCTTTTTCTTCTTCTATAGCTTTTACTCTTTCAAACGCCATCATGTCGGCATATAAAGCAAGAGGAAAAGACCAAGGCAAAGCAGCTGAGTAATCACTGCCAAAAGCTTTAAAGGATTCCATGCCCGACTTAACTCTTTGATCATCTGTTAACCACGCTAGTGATCCTGTAACTGTACCGTTTAAAGCCCCTAGGCCTCCTATAAAACCTATAGCAGTTCCTATTAGCCCATCAGTGAGAAGTTCATTATTATACTTAGCTCTTCTAACTAAAGCTGTTTTTAACCTATTATCTAACGTATTAAATTCCTCCCTAAAACTATTAAGAGTAGCTTCATCTAAATCAGTCTTATTTAACTGTTTACTGACTACATCCATTTCAAGTTGTATACTCCTAATCATCTTATTGTAAGGATTTGCTGTTTCTCCTATACGTTTAGGTAACTCAAAAGGTGTCACTTCTAAAACACCTATTGCGGATTTAGCAGGAGCTGCTACAAGCCTCGCACCTCTGTAAACAGCACGGATAGGAACTCCAATATAAGGTAAAAAAGCGTTGACGGTAAAACCTAATAAACCATCGTCATTGCTTAAATCTTTTAGATTATTAATTAATTTCTCAGCACTGTTAATATATACATCTTCTAGTTCATCAGTGTTACTAGCGAATAACAATTCTTCACGAACTTGATTTACTTCGTCCATGAACTCGTGTGTATCGTTTAATACTTCTAGTCCGTCGCTGTCCACCCACGCTGAATTGTATAATTCTTCTGCTCTTTGTTTTTGTTTATCAGCATCATTAGGAAACTCTAGTAAAGCTTTCTTATTGGACTCTGAGTATATACGAGCCTTTACTATTTGCCTCTTAAACAACTCATCAACTGATTGAATACCACGCACACCTAATGATAAAATGTGCTTAAACTTTCCCATCAATACAAAATCGCCTAAAGAAGTAGCCACATTATCCACAGCTTCCGCCTGTCTTTTAGCGTCCCTAGCGGCTTTAGCTATCAAAGCGTGTTCCCCTCTAGGCATACCTACTGTACTTATTTCGTCAGCAAGCCTTCCTGCTCTCCTATCTGTTGCACTTATATTCTCTGCAAAAGTTCTACGAAGTGCTTCGCCTAAACCTTTAGTGTCGCTTAACATTTTAAAAGCACTTGCCATTTCTATCTGTGCCATCTTATTAGCGACAGGCATACCTTGTGGTAGACTAGATAACCAAGCTGAGGGTATTCTAAAAAACTGCTTAAATCCAGCACCTATACCAGTAGGAACACCAGCGAACACGGAAGGTAATTGATCGATTAAAGCCATCTGTCTCGCTTGTTTCACGCCTCTTATAAACTTTGTGCCTTTTGTAGCCACATCAGCTTCAAGAGCTGCAAAGAATGCTTGATTCATATCATCATATAACATTCTGTTTTGTTTTTCTTTTGAGTCATTTACTACAGCACGATCTAAATCTGCAAGCTTCTGCCTCATTCTTTTCTTAGAGGCAGTTATTTTCTTCTGTAACTCCTTAACTTTACTAGGTTTACTAGGTAACTCAGGTTTAGGTGCGACTTCTTTTCTTAATTCAGAGATAACACCCCGTCCTTCGACCTCAGCAAGCCTAGCTAAGTTGTCTTCTAACTGCTCTATCTTTCCAACCTCCGCTTCAGCTTCCTTGTAGAAACGAATACGATCTTCTAAGTCTTTTTCCTTTGGGTCTTTCGGTTGCTTCTTCTTACCTTTAGTAGTAACTTCGTCTAATGCAGCGTCGTCACCAAACCTTTTACGGAGTTCATCTAGCTCTTTCTCAAGCTTTGTTATCTTTGTTTGAAAAGCTTTCTTTAAGTTCTCCGCTTTCTGTTTCTCAGTAGCTTCTTTCTTCTCTCGTGCCTTTGCTCTACGTGTAACCTTTTTATCAATAGCCTTACCTGCTTCTTTAATACGTGGCTTTACTTTAACAAAATCATCGAACAACTCTTTTATGTCAGGATCGTCCGATATAGTTGTTCGACCTAGTTTAGCCTCAATGCTTATTTCTAATTTACCTAAAGCAGCATCTTCTAAACGTGAACGGTAACTATATTTGGATAACCATCTATACTTATCAGAATCCCTGCGGGCAGCTTGTAATATACGCCCTCCCGTAGTCTCAACTATATCCTTTACTTCAGTATTAAGTTTACGAAAGAACCGCACTTCAGATAACATAGTTTCGAGAGCTTCTATATCGTCAGCGTTCTTTGCTAGTTTTCTTAATTGATTATTTAAATTAGTATATGTTCGGTTATATATTTTCTTAGCTTCTCTTTCTATCAGTGCAGACTCTTGAGACATATTGTCTTTGCTCATTTTAGAAAGTCTAGAACGCAAAACCTCAAAAGCTTCTTCTCGCTCGTCATCTACAAAACGAGGTAACTCAGGTTCTTCTGCTTTTGGCTTTTCCTTATCTGCAACGGGAGGTTCAACAACTTCTTCTTCCTTCTTAATTAGAGGTTCGTCTATATCTCCTACTTCTTTAGGATTTGCTTCCTGTTTAGATAAAGCTTCGTCTGCTGTTTTGATCTCGTTAATAGAGTCGTCTATGAGTTCCTTACTTTCTTCTAGGCTCCTTATCTCCTTCTCCATTTTAAAGCGACTACCTCTACCTCTTCCTCCTAAACCTCTCAACCTTTTCCGTATATCTTCGATGTCTTCATCTATACGAGACTTAGCGTTCTCCGCTGCTTCAGTTGCTTTGTTCCTGCCCCACTTACCTGTGCGAGACCACACAGAAAATAACGTATTAAAAGTACCACCTGCTAAACTAGAAAATAAATAGTCGTATTCGTCTCTATCTTTACCATTTAGTTGTGCCTCTATTTCCTGTCTTAAAGCAGACTCAGCAGCACCTAACGCAGCACCACTAACAAAAGTCTTAGCCCCGTTAACTACCATCTCCCGCCCCTTCCAAGCATTAGCAGCTCCTACTCCCGGCCCTAATCTAAATACTTTATCAGCTGCTTTAGTAACAAGACCTACACCAAACACAGAAGCAGCGATCATTTCACCGCCTGATACTTTGTCTTGTAAGCCGTAAGCCTGTCTTATCTTTTGTCCTATTAAATTAGAAGTAGCCCATATAGCAGCTTCAGAAGCAGCAAGTCCTGCTATACCTGTTACAGTAGATACGGGTTCAGGCGATACAATCCCCACCGTAGACACTCTTTTAGCATTGTTAAACCACTGTAGATACTTCTGCGATCTGTGTAATTTGTGCGTTAAAGCTAACCCCGTGCCTATCTCAACCGTAGCACCCAAGGCTGTACCTGTGATATGTTGACCTGTGCTAAGTTCTTGTTCTGCTATTTGTCTAGCTTCTAATACTTCGGGGGATACTGCTGTAGTGGTAGGTTGTACTACAGGTTCTTCAGTAGGTTTAGGTCGGGATATCTTTTCTACCTGAGAATCAATCTGTTCTTTCTGCTCAATACTTAACCTAGACCGCAGTTGTTCTTTATAAAGCTTGTACTCCTCCTCAGTCATTTAGAAATGTCTCCTGACTGCTCATGAATTGAAACATAGTGTTGTCATCAAACACTCCAAAACTTTGAAACTCATCTCTTATCTTTTTTTCTTCAAGACTAAGGTCTTCGTTCCTCGCATCTTTATCTAACACAGGTCTCCACAATCCTATAACATTTATTTTTTCCTGAATACTACCGAACAGTCGTACATCCATGAAATCGAGTCCAGCCTTTTCTAATATACGAGCAGAGTCTGGTGTGTATTCCTCGAAACCAAAACGAACAAGAGATAGCTTTAAATCGTTTCTATCTCTATTCTTTATCATTGCCTCTCTCTCTTCGTTTATTAAACCTCTATCTATTTTGCCTGATGTATAAGAAGTTGCTACTAATCTACCAGCTTTGTATTTAGATGTTTTCTTTCTTGTTTTAGTTTCGTCAAGAGAGGAATAAATTACACCACCCTTACCTCTTAAAACGCCTTGTTCCTTGCTTGGTTTTAGTTTCTCCTTATCCTCTTTAGTTATAGCTTCAATTCCAAACGATACAGCTGTAGCTTCTACAATACCTTTGTAACGTTCTTTCTCTTGTCGTATTAACTCGTCAGCAAGTGATTGTAGCGTTCTGTCTCTTGTTTCGTCGTACTGAGTTCCTGCGAGTTCTTTAGCTTTTATTTCTAGTTTCTTTTGTATGGCGGGTTCTGCACGTCCTAGGAAATTACCATAATCTAGCTCAAGATCATTGTCTTCAAACTCTGCATCAACCAACTTCAAATCGCTAGTCAATCTACCTTTTATTCCAGTATATAAGGGTTGGTCTTTAATATACTCTCCTGCTGTAAGTTCTTCAGATTTAGTGCGTAGTTCAGGAAACAGTTTAACTTGATTGTTGTATTTCTTACTTAAAAAAGTTTTAGCGTCATTTCCTGTTTTACCGTAATCCCTTACAAACTCTTCTAATATTTTATCTCTATTTTCTTTAGTTAAAGGAATGGGATCAAAAGGAAATTTTAATGCTGTGTCATAACCTTCTTTTATATCATCTACGTTTTCATAATATAAATGTTTTCCTTCGTCACCACTATAGTTTGCTAGTTCACGTAGACGTTGGTTATATAATTGAACAGGAGAGGCAGTGCCGTTAAACAAAGCATCAACTTCCCCTTCTAATTGTTCCGTAGTTAAATTAGGATTTAGGGATGCGAATGAATCTTTTATTTCTTCCGCTGTTATATCAGACAACTGATCTCTTTCCTCTATGTTCTTTATGTTCCCTAAAACACTTACTACTCTATTAGCAAAACGCTTACCTACTTTAGTATCACGCTTCTCATCTAAACTTAGTAACTTATTATTTAGTTTAGCTTCAATAGGATTAAGAACAGTCTTAGCTTGTGTGGTATTAAATATAGGAACACCGTTAACCTTAGAAGCTCTCATAACAGCTAACATTCTACTAGCGTCTGTATATCTTTGTGATGCGTATAAATTATCTAATTGAGTAGCATAAGCAGCTACCAAAGTTTTACTGCGATCCGCTTTGCTTAATTGCGGTAAGTCCTCCGATAAACGCTCATCTGCTATCTCAGCTAGAGACTGTAAGTTAGAGGTATCAAGCGGAGTGACACGTCCTGTAGCAGGGTCAATAATCGGCTTAGTAGCTGTAGAAAGATTTAAACCAAGCTCCTGTACATTGTTATCAAGGATTACATCGTCTTTAGCTTTCTCGTACTTAAGCCTTAATTCGTTTTTATATGGAGCAGTAACTGAACTCCAAAGAGCTTTACCTGCTGTAGTGTTAGCTAGACCTTCTCCAACTTCTCCTACTAAACCATCCCACTCTTCATTAACAGAAGCTTCTAAAGCGTTGTTAAACTCCTCAGTTGTTTTGTACTTCTCTGCATCTATTAAGTCTTGAGCTTTTAAGTTTAAGTTAGGCAGCATAGTGCTATTGATATGTCGCTTTAACAACGTATCTCTAAACGCCCTATCCCTGTTAAAACGAGCCAACGGGTCAAAACCACCACCTCCTTTACCGCCTCTACGCTTTAGCTCTTTAGTTACGTTCTGTTCTTCTATAAGCTCCGCTTCGTCTATACCGATCTGCTCCTGCACCTTCTGTAACTTACCATACTGCTGGAGTATCGGGTTAACTTGACCGAGAGCATCAGCTAAGTCCATCAACTTGTTACGACCAGCTTGTTGTACTTGTACGCTGTACTGACCGCCTCGTTGAATTGTTGGAGAGATACCGGGAACGGCTCCTCCTATACCTTGTACTTGTACTCGTTCTTTAGCCATAGTTGTTATCCGTATAGGTCGCTAACAAAAGAATTTACCTCACCGCTTACTGAAGGAACATTCTGTCCTCTCATCTGCCCTATCTGTAATCCTGTAGCATAACCACCAAGACCTTGCTGAAAAGCACTGAGGGATGCCACCAAACCGCTAGGACGATTAATAGGTCTGTTAATACCGATCTGTCTTTGCTGTGTGCCGAACCCTGCTTGCTCAAGCTGTAGTCCTGTAGCAACTTGTCCTAACTCTTGTTGTCTTAGAAGTGCTGCTCGGTATCCTCCTTCTTGCCTGACATAGTCGTCCATCAAAGCTTGTACAGATGCTCCTGCCACTCCTGCTTCTCCAGCAGATACTCTAGCACGAGCTAAAGCTTCCTGCGACTTCCTGCTTACTTGCTCCAGTTCACGGCCTACAGCTTCCTGCTCCTGTGCTTGACGCATACGAAGAGAAGTCTGTTCCTGTAGAAACCTTTGACGCTCCGCAGCTGCTGCCTGTGCTTGATAAGCTGCTTGTTGTTTAGCTTGCTGCCTCTGCCCTG